ATCTAACCTATTATAACCTATGAAAACTTGTTGTGGAACGTCCCGTGCTGCCCGGAAGCAGCTCTAAACCCCCTCAGAAAAAGCTGCGCTGCTGAGCCGTTCCGTGACCCCGTCCATCTTCACAGACAGACGGGGAGAAGTAAAACTCCATAACTAAAATCCTAAAAATCCCATCGGCCTCACGGCTTGAAAAAGGGATACGAAATAGAATTAACATTAAAATCGAAACTCAAAATATAAGGAAACATTTATCAGCTCTCCGCCGAGAGCGATTTTTCAAAATTCCTTTTTGCCTCCTTTAGCGCTTCTCTGTCAGCAGCCCGCTTAATTTCGGGATTCATGTCAAGTGCTATGCCCGCAGCCGTGTTGGGCGTGTGGACGGAAAAGGCATTTGTGATGAAAGCTTGCATAGCGTCGAAACACGTCTTGTCGTGCGAGAAATTTACATCTTTTTCGGGCTTGTTCAGCAGGTCGAGAACCTCCTCTATTTTCTTCGACGCCTCACGCATATCTACGATGAGCGGGATGGTATAGCCGTATTGCTTTTTCCACTTCATCTGAATTTCACGCTCGGCTCTGTCGCACAACTGGCAGATGACGAGCGCAACGGACAGAGCAGCGCAAGTATCAAGATGTTCTAATCCGAGCTTGGACAGATAGTTGAAGATGGGATAGAAGAGGTGGTCGGAATGCCGGCGCATCACGTCTTCTGAACGGTCAAAGACATCGAGGATGAATTTGCGTCCCTTATCGTCCTGCGCAAATCTCACGACTTCTTTCAATCGTGATTCCAAATATTGGTCTGCGGTCTTAATCCTCTTTTTTAATCCGAACCTGTAGATGCCGTCCTTCTTTGCGTATTCCGCAGCGTCGGAAAGCCAGAGGCTCGCCAAGTTGTAAACGGGAGCAATCCTCAATAGCCATTCGCTGCGTCCGTGGCAAATGCTCTCCGTGAGCTGGTCGAGGTCACGGATCTGGCCGACTTGCAGCATCGTCTTTAAATCATCACCGTAATGTCTCATAATTCTGATCTAATTTACGATTCCTCATTGCTTTCACTCCGTCTGCGTAGCCTGCCTCATAGCGGTCGCCGTTGCGGAGGCTGTCACAGACGTGCGAGATTGAATCCACGACCAGCGATGTCTCCCGCCGCTCTATTCCGGAGCGGACGACAAAAGAAAGGCTTACCAGCACAAGAGCGATTGCGAATCCTGCCAAGGCTCCTGCGGGGTGTACCCCGATAGCCTTGTTAAGCAATCTCCAAGCCCGTATGAGAGCCTTTATTGAGCCTCGGGTAAGGATTATTAGTAGCCCAAAAATAATCGCTCCTGCGGCGTAAAATAGGCTCTTCCATAGGTCGAGCCAACCCTTCCATGTTATATTAAGTATCTTCATATAAAATATTCTTTATCTTTACATTCATGTACCAACTGTTCAATCTTTCTTCTGTTATTTCTCCCCGCCTTGATGTCGAGGCCGCACTTTGGATTTCCGTCCCAAGAAAATCTCAAGAACCGACACTGTCGTGGTGAGAAGCAAATGTCGCATGGCTTTGTCATTGGATTCTATTTTTTTTTTGCAAAATGCTTATAATACATATAGGATATGTGCATGTGAGCACCATGGTAAAAACTCTCTGGCCTTCACAGGTGGGAGAGCTATAAATCTGTATATTGAAAAGTAAAGTTTACTTACTGTAAACAGTTTCCTTGAAGGCTTTTGCAGCCTTGAACGCTACAGCCTTGTGTGCCGCGATCGTGACTACCTCACCATTCTGCGGATTTCTGAAATTGCGTGCAGCCTTGTCAACTCCCTTGAATGTTCCGAAGCTGTCGATACGTGCCTCATCACCTGCGGCTACCGATTTCGCAATCTCATTGAACACTGTGTTCACTGCGATAATACTCTTCTCAACTGGGAGCTTAACGCCATTTGCTTCGAGTGCTTCTTGCACTTTCTCAGCTAATACTTTCTTTGTTACCATAGTCTTTGTATTTGTTATTTTGTTTGTTTAAGGAAGCAGTCGCATTCGTATTTGAGCGCCTGTAGCAACAGCTTCCTTACATCATTATCCGTGAAAACCTTCTTGTCACCGACGCTCTTGTCTATAAACGACTGCCAGCTCATGTTACTTAGTTTCCTTCTCGAACACGTCAAGTATCTTTGTCTCAGTCACGGAGACGAACTCATAGTCGGTCATTGTTCCGTTCATCACTTCCTCGGTGTTCTTGCGCGCCTGTTCGAGAGAGCCTGCCTGTACAAGGTACGTTACCTTAGACTTCTTCTCTTCCTGAGTCTTCTCGTCAATAGTGATGAAAGCGAGCTTTACTCTGTAATACTTGTCGTCGGTGTCTTTGTCAGAGAAGAAAATCTCGGAATAAGGTGCCGGGTTGATATTCTTGATGTCAAAATCACCTGCCATATAACTATCAAGCTCCTTTGTGATACTTTCCTCAGCCTCACCGAAAGTGATAGCGTCTACGACATACACCTCGTTTACTTTCTTTACTTCTCCGTCCTCCATTGTTTTGTCGTAACGGACAATGGTTTCAAACCATCTCTTGTTTACGTCTCTCATAATCAAAAATCTTTAAGTGCTTTATAAAATGTATCTCTGTCAACTCTATTTGTTTCGAGGAACAGCTTGAATATTACGTTCAGCACTGCCTCATACAGCTTGTCGAACTCTGCCTCACTCATCTTGTCAAAAGCTATGCTCTTTGGCTTCTGAATCCATTCCTTGCGTGCCACGGAGTAGAACTCATCATAATACCCGGCAGCGACTTCCAGTGTGTATCTGAACCCGTCTATGGAGTCGTGGAAGAAGTCGCGCTGTTTCTCTGTCAGGAATCCGTAGGCAGTGTTAATCATTGAGAAAAATTTCTTGTGAAACTTATAATTCCTAAGAACTTTTACACTTACCTCTACTGCCTCGCCTTTCTTTATCTTCAAGGCGGCTTGTTTGTCATCTTCACTTGCCGGGATAAAGGAGAAGTCAGCACGACGGATTAAGTTGAGCTTCATAGGCTACTAAATTAAATCTATAGTACCTTCTGTGTTCTTGTTATACGAAAGAACTTTTACATCCTTGCCTTTTATGTAGTAGTTCCAAGTCTTAACGATATATTGTGTCTTTACGAAACTCGTCATAGGAGCTTTTGCTACAAGATCTCTGATTAAGAGATCTCTTAGAAGATTTATAACGTTTACATCGGTTTCCGTGAAGCAAAGACGGTTGAAAAATCCTCTAATCTCTTCGTCAGAGTGATGCAGCCTTAGATACAAGAATGCGTACATACCTCCGATTTCAGATGATTTTAGCAATCTTGTGTTGCTATAACAACGTCTTGCGTATGATACAATATCATCCCATAAATCGGGTTTAGAAAAATATTCATTATACTTTGTATCTATTGTATTTTTGCAAGATGTTTTACCTTCAATAGCGCTTGGACGAGCATACCTATTAGACGAAATGAACGAATTTGTTGCGCCTATCGCAAAGAAGCGATTGATAGTCGCTGATACGTTTGTTGCGTCTTTCACTCCATTCATCTTGAAAAGGTCTGCAAGATTTCTTGGTTTAATCTCTTGGTCGATGGTTTTCATAGTTTCTTTGTCGAAACCTTTTATTACAATCATCGGGAGAGGCTTCCCGAACTCAACGAGAGCGGCAAGTCTGTGTTGCCCATCAATAAGCTCTCCGTCTCTATCGAAGCGTATCGTGTCGCCATTAAAACGCCAAGTTCCTTGCTTCATGTTATTAAGCAAGGATTTCACGTGCTCTTTATTTCGATTCCTATTGAGATTATTGTGGTTCTCCAGAATATCTTTGGCTAATTCTGGCGTAATCTCTTTCACCTCGATAGAAATACCTTCAAAATCAATCTTGTTGTTAGTCATATAACCTTATTTTTACGCCCATCCTTTGCATTATAGCGTTTTGGTTCGAGCTTGTTATATAATTCTTTCTAATTCAAAGCCGTGAGCCTTTAAAAGGTCCACGGCTCGTTGTATTCTCAAATCAAAAGGGAAGTTGCTCTTCTTCTTTTTGCTGCGCTGTCTGAGATGGAGTCTGCGGCTGCGCTGTCTGTTGTGCAGGTTGCTGAGCAGTAGGCTGTGCTTGCTGAACTCCGCCTTGCGTAGGGCTTATGCAGTGAAGTCCGTCACGCCAAATAGTGAAGTTGTTGAACATCTTCTGCGTTCCATCCTTGGCAGTGTAAGGACGAGCTTCACAATCGAAGTCGACACTTACTTGCAGACCCACCTGCAACTTGCCAATGATATTGTCATCCATTGTTGGAAGAAGGATAGACAGCGGATAGCGCCCCTCTTGGTACGTAACCGCAAACTCTTGTTTCTTCCAAGCCGTTCCTCTCTGTGATGTACCCGACTGTACCGGGCCTACGTATGAAATTTTACCTTCTATGTGCATTGTCTTATCTGTTTAAAGAATTTTTGTTTAAGTATTTCGTCAACCCCTTACTCCTGCACCACTCCATGAAGTCGTGTACGAGGTCTATATTATCCTGACGCATCCTTGGGTATCTCTGTACCCATATTGGAGGCTCGTATCGTGTGAGCGTCAGTCCTCTCACGTCGTAGCCGTTTCTGTCCTTGTCGTAACCGTTAAAGTGGAACAGGTCAAAGTAGAACCAATCAAGGCCGAACATATCAAGGTAGAACCTCCACTGACACGAGTGCATGTAGTCCTCATCCTTGATACGTCCGTATTTCGTCTTGATGTCTCTGATGTCAAGGCCGTCAATCATATCAGCGCAGCCCGTCACCACAGCCTCCCCGTAGTCCTTGTATGTCCTTATCTCGTGCGAGGCGTGTGGGTGTTCGTTTCGGTATCTCATTGCCACCTTGCACTGATTTACATCGAGCTTTACCTTGAACCCTTCAATATCAAACTCTCTGCCTTCTGGAATGTCAACCTCAACCTCTTTGTTGCGGTACATAACCTTTTTCTTCTCGGCTTTGAGCTTAACGCATTTTGGATTTCCTGTCTCTACGATAGAATGGAATGCCGTGCCGATGCGTGTGTACTCTGAACCCTTGAACTCTCCCGTAACATTAGAGATGACATCCTCCTCAGAAGCATATACATCAAATCCGTCTCCGTCGGTGTATATCACCTCGCTGTCACGGAAGCGTCTAAAAGCCTCAAGAGTTGTGACTCTTATCAGTGCCTTTTCCATCGGCTTTGTCCTCCTTTGGCTCAGCGTCTTTCTTTGCTGTCTTTTTGGGCTTTGCCTCCGCACCTACGTTCTTATCAACGAAAGCCTTGGCCTCAGCACTGAACTCAAAACCTTTCTTGGCAAGCTCTGCCTTAGCAAGTGTGAAGAACGGGATTTGGAAGTTCTTTGCAAGCGTCTTGGTGAGCTTTAGCATCTCGTTAGCCTCGTCAACGCTGCTCACCTCATGGAGCTTGTCGATAGCCTTGAAGTATGCCTCGTTGTTCTCGCTGTGGCCTACGATAGCCGCCTTAGTTTGCGCGATGATGACCTGCATGCAGGTGTTGAAGTCTTCCGGCTGTGTCGTTGCATCGGGTATCTCTACCGTGCCGAGACCTGCCGTGTCCTTTGTTACAAGCGTACCATTGATACCGAAAGCAATCTTACGCTTGTTGTCAGTCTGGTCTATGAATACGTAGCCCTCTTGGTCAGCCATACGGTTGAGAAGGTTCTTCGATGATCCTGTACAGTCAGGCTCGTGCGTTATCATATCGTCACCGCCCTGCTTGTCGTGGCAAATGAAGATAAGGTCAGCACCGAAAGAGCGGATCTTAGAGATGAACTGCTTGAACATGTCGGCGATAGCTCCGAAGTGCTTCATTTGGTTGCGTGCAAGGCGACTGTCGAGACGCTGCGTGTAGTCCCACAGGTAGTCATCGAGCATTGCCTTGGCAGTGTCCACGATGATTGTCTTGTAGCCTTTCAGATCCTCGATGGAGTTCTGAATGTCCTCCCAGTTTGAAGCTGTGAGGGTGTCTACACGTTTGATGGCTCGGTCGTAGCCTCGGTCCGTGTCAATAAGTACTGGGTTCTCGGCTGTGACAGCCACTGATGTTTTACCGCTACTGGGAACACCATAAAGTACCATTACAATGTTACGCTCCGGTATCGGGGCACTTTTCTTAATAATTGGCATAATACTATATTTTATTAGTTGTGTATTAATTATATTTTTTTTGTGCGTGCTGTATGTTACCCACATTTTATATGTACATACACCTGACATACAGTCAAGGCTCAAAGCTCCGAGCTGTATGTCACCCACATTCCGGATGTACATACACCAAACAGATATACCCATTCAGTTGGCACGAAGCTGTATGTTACCCACATTCCCGATATACATACACCTGGATGATTACCGTTGGAATCAGCGGAGCAGCTGTATGTTACCCACATTCCCGATGTACATACACCAACTGTAATAATATGTGTTACCTTGTATCTGCTGTATGTTACCCACATTACCGATGTACATACACCATTTCCTATGTAACTATCACATTTTCAATACTGTAGGCACTTGCCGAGTGATTAAAAATCCTCCGCTTAAGGCGAAACAGCTCACCCGAATATCATTTTTGTGATTCTATTTTTCTACTTCAACCTTGATTCCATACATCTTGGCCTTGTAGTCTATCTTAGACTTTAACGAATGATACGACCAGTTACGAAGTACGAACTTGTCATCTTTGGCCTCCTCCTCTCTGTGCAGTTGGTTCATCAGAGCTATCTTTCCGCACTTGTGCTTAACGGCGAGGTCAATGAGCATTTTACTATAAGTATGAAGCTTGGTATCAACATAATTTCTTTCAACTTCTCTCCATCGCTCAATAGCTTTGGTTTTAGCGAACCTGCCGTGTCCTCCACGAGAATATCTGTTGTTTACCTGACACCGCTTTACGGTTTCTTGGATTTGCCTACGTCTATAATTGAACTCCGCCTCAGTTCCAATCTCCCAAAGCTTCCAGTCGGTGTCGATGTCACCTTTCTGTTTGATGTCAGTCGTGCAAACTATCGGGTTCATCACGCCGAGGAAAGCATACAATGTCTTGTTCTCATCGAGTTTCACAGTCTTCTTTGGAATGTCTACGCAAAGGAGTAAGAAAATTTTCTTCTCGTCTATCTGTAGGCTCGATGTACACATCTTGTACTTACCCTCGACGACGGCCTGAATGATGATTCTGTTACCGCTCCTATCTTTGCCGAACTTGCATTGGAACGGTATGCCCATCAGCGTGAAGAAGCATCCGTTGTGCGGCTTGCCTTCCTTGTCGTTGTAGTCGGAAAATCGTAGGTTTCTGTAGCAAGAAGCCTTGAATGGAATAGGCATATTAGCTTTGTAGGATCGTAAGCTCTTGCTCCACATGCCGCCTTTCTTCTTGTCGTCTTGGTACATCTTTCCAACATTTTGCAAGACGGACGATAACATGCTCATATCCGCCTGTCCTTTGAACTTCTCGCTGGCAGCTACATACGGGGCGTTCTGCTTCGTTGCTTTCTTACCAGTGCAACCGAGGAATGTGAGCTTATCTCTGTCGTCATCTGACAGGTAAGGCGTTGTGTTATCGAGCATAAAAAGATGCGAAACACCTAAGTTTGCCGTCTTAACTGCTATATCTCGACACTTGTAAATTTTGTCGTAATATTCCTTGCGTAAGTCCTTGTCGTCTTCGCACACAAAGACTTCAATTTTTCTTGTTATTACCATTGTTGTACTGTTTGTCGCTCTTACTGTATGTCACCTGTTTTTTGTGCATCTGGACACAGTGGTCTCCTCGCGCACTGTATGTCACCTATCTTTTGCATGTACGCCCTGCTGTATGTTACCTTCATTTTCTGAGTACATACACCATTTCCGAACATCTCGTGCGCTGTATGCAACCTACATTTTCGGTGTACATACACCAATATGTAAATTCACGCAATTAACAGACAGCTGTATGCAACCTACATTTTCGGTGTACATACACCGTGATTTGTATAACTCTCACGTTTTCAATATTGTAGGCAACTTATTGAGTGGAAAATCCCTCAACTTAAGGACGTACAGCCGCCCCGTGTATAGTTTATTTGTTTTTGTTCACAATTTTCTCAGCCGCCTCATACAACTTTCTGACGTCCTCATTTCGCCTGTACTCGAATTTATCGGACTCTAACTGAAGCCGCATTTGATTATTCATCTGCCGGAGCGTCTTGTTCGCTTCCCTACATCTGTCGAGTTCAATCTTGTTAGCGTCGTTGCGCTCTAACAGATCTGCCATGTAACCTAACATGGACTTGCCTTTAATAGTTACTGTCTCCATATATTTTCCATTTTACAATATTCCACAACTATATTCATCTATGTGATACTTCGTCGTGATAATTGTACGAAGTCTGCGCTTTCCCTCTTCGGTTTCAGCCATATTTTCATTAAGGTCTTCCCAACTCTGCTTCTTTGCCCATTGAAGAAGCTTTTCGTCATGCTCGTTCATTTTTTTTTTTACTTACTGTATGTCACCTGTGTTTTTAGTGCACATACATATTTGTCTATGTAACTTTTACACTTTTAACGCTTTAGGTAATTTGCCGAGTGGAAAATTCCCTCCGCTAAAGGACGTACAGCCGCCCCGTATATCGTTTAAATGATGGCTCTGTGTTCTTCCTGCGGGCTTGCCTCCGCCATCGGCCACATTACGTCGTGCGAATCTCGGAAGCCCTTGTACTGCTCTATGCGTCTTCACTATTGAAGTTTCTCCACCTCAGTACAGGACTTCCCTATCATAGCCTTCTATGTTCGTCTGTTCCAGTATGTCAAATAGCGTATGCAGGGCGCCATTCTGCAAAACTCCTTTCGGAGACCCGTTCGCGATGTGTTGGTTTTTAATGTGAGAGCTGTCGGAATCGAACCAACATCTTAAGTTTAGGAAACTGACGCTCTATCCATTGAGCTAAGCTCTCATTGAAGGCTCACCTTCTCAGAAGCTTTATTATGTCGCTCTTGAAGAACCTCAGAGACTTTCCAAACTTGGAGTGAGGAATCTCGTCTATTCGGTTGTAAACGGATTGCTTACTCATGCCAAGGATTTCAGCTACCTCTTCAATCCCGATGACCTCCGTCTCGACCAGTCCCTCACGCTTTTGTATTTTGAAAAGCTCCTCGGCGATGAGCCTTGCGTCATTGCGTGTCATTCCTTGATAGCTTTAATGACAAGTGGGAAACCCTCCCCGTCTGTCTTGCCTTCCATGCACGTATAGCGCTTTATACCCTTTACTGGTTTCAGCGTAGGAAGCTGATACGCAATACTTTTGGCCGAATGCCTTGCGGCTCCTGTCTTAAAGACAAACTCTTTCTCCTGCCCAGCCTTGATTTGCAGAATGTCGTCGTAAGTAATCTTGTCAATCATTTATTTGCTTGTTTATTTATATAATTTAACTTCAAAAACTTGGCGGTACGGAGCGAAAACACTATCTTTGCGATGGTAAAAGTTTAGAGATACGGTGTTGAATCGCATCCGAGACCGCCTTGTTTTGCGTTGTTTTCAAACAACAGTGCAAAGATAACAATAAACAAGCATATAAACAAGTGTTTCGGTTGTTTTTAACACATATTTAACATTTAAAACAACCGCTATGAGAAAGAAGAAGATAGATGAAGCAGGGCTTCCGAGTGAGAATCTCGCTGTTTATCAGCTTGTTAGCAAAGAAAGCGGCGGAATAATAAAAGATTTCGCATTGAGGTTGAATGTCCCTCCTCAGACAATCCAACGCTTGTTCAAGATTGACAAGCGGACAGGGAGATACCCGAATATAACTTCGGAGATGAAAAATAAGATAGCCAAAACCTTTGGCCTTCAAAGTGACTGGTGTGAGTCCGTGTCAGAGGAAATAGAGGAAAGCCGAAAATGGCGTAGCGAAAAGGAGTCTTCCGATACTACCCCTGCAAAGAGTATGCAAAAACCAAGAATACTCAACTACGCAATGGCAGGACGTCTGTCAGAGGAACTGGCAGAAGCAAAAGAGTATGCTCCTGTAAACCCTCTTATACCCGACTATGATTGCACCATTATAATAAGAGGTGACAGCATGGAGCCTACATACCAGAGTGGAGACGAGATAGCTCTTAGGGATGTTACCAAGACTGGGTTCATTCAATGGGGTGCTCCTCACGTAATGGATACGACTCAGGGAATAGTCTTGAAAAGACTGTACGATGATCCTAAAGGCAGTGAACTACCCATGAGCTAAAGACTCATGGGCTTCGTGGGCTGCGCAAGCATCCTTGCTCATATCTCCGCACGCTTTGATTTCCGCTGTTCCGGCGGTATGTATATTGTGAAACGCAAAGCGCTTAATATTGTTAGCAGCGAGCAAATCTCTATCATGGATTGCACCGCAAACAGGACAAGTCCAGTGACGCATAGAAAGAGTCAGATTATGATTGATATAACCACATGTACACATCTTGGAAGAAGGTTCAAATCTTCCGATACGCAGAATATTAACGCCATGTTCCTTTGCCTTGTATTCAAGCAAGGTGTTGAAGTGGCGTATGGCAATGTCTTCGAGAGCTTGCGCAAGGTGATGGTTCTTCACCATGTTGCTTGCGGTGAGCGTTTCAAGACAGATGGTGTCATACTGCGATACCAAGTCATGCGTAACCTTGTGGAGAAAATCATTCCTCTGATTGGAAACTCTTTCATGCGCCCTTGCGAGTTTGAGCCTTGCACGTTCCCTGTTCTTAGAACCTTTGGCTTTCTTGGAAAGGGAACGTTGCAAACGCTTGACTTTCTTGATGGAGCGTTTCAAGTATTTGTGGTTCTGTATCTCCATACCGTCAGAAAGAACGGCAAACGTCTTGATGCCCAAATCTATTCCAACTGCTTTGTTTTCGCTAATTGGCTTAGGCGTAGCATCAACCTCGTTTACCTCAACAAGTATGGAAATATAGTATTTACCAGTGGATGTCCGTGTGATAACGGATGTCTTGACAAGACCCTCAAACTTTCTATGGAAGCGAGCCTTAATTCCTTGTCTGAACTTGGGAATATAGACCCTGCCTTCATCGAATTTCACCCTCGTGTTTTGCGGTATGGAAAAACTTTGTTTGCTTGCCTTTTTGGATTTGAAATTCGGGAAGCCTTTCTTCTCACGGAAGAACTTGACGAAAGCGGAATCCAAATTAGCGAGTGCGGCTTGCAAAGAAAGAGAGTTGACCTCGGAAAGCCAATGATATTCCTCAGACTTCTTCATCTTGGGCAAATCTGCCTGAATGTCGAAACGGGAAAGATTAGTCTTGTCTTTCTGATAAGCCTTGATTTTCTTGTCGAGAGCATAGTTATAGATAAAACGACAACATCCGAAGTGCTTAGCCAAAAGCACTTCCTGTTGCTTGTTAGGGTACAACCTATATTTGTATGCTCTATATTTCATACCACAAAGATAACAATAATTTTAGAAACTGCAAAAGAAAATTCTAAAAAGATTAGTGGCAATTCATCCACCGAGGCTAAAGACCTCGGGGATTTCTTGCCGATTTCATTTAAAGAAGCTATGAACAACATATATAAAGAAGCTACGGTGAGGCTCGTGTTTGACAGATACAAGACCGCATCGAAGACTAAGAAAGGAACGGTACAGCTCGAAATCTCGTTCATGCGGAAGCGGAAGTGGATAAGCACGGGCGTGAGACTCTTCAAGGATCAGTGGAACGACAGAAAGCATGTAGTGAACTCTACAAACATGATAGAGTTGAATGACTTCCTTAACAAAACTGTGACAGATATGGAGTCTTGGCTACGGGACAACTCTCCTTTCTCATGGGAGAAGCTTGAGGCATATCTGAAAGCCCCAAAGAAGTCAGACAACTTCCGTGATTTTGTCCTTGACACCATCAACGGACGCAACGACATCCGTGACAGCACAAAGAAAACACACAGAAAACTTGTCAGCATGTTGGCAGAATATGGTGGAATAAACACATTCGACGACCTTAATGCAGCCAACATCATGGGCTTCGACAACTGGCTTCACGGGAGGAAGATACGCAAGCTTGACAGAAATGGCATAGAAAAGTTCGTTCCCATGAGACAACAGAGCATATTCGACTTCCATAAGCTGATGAAGATATACATCCACATTGCTATGAGAAAAGGTATATTGAAGTCAGACCCATACATGGGGCTAAGGTTCAAACGGGGCGAGAGTGAGCCGGACAGATACCTCTTGGAGAGTGAACTCAGAACATTGGAGGAGGCCGAGATGAGAAGCGGAAGCGTAGCAAGGGCGAGGGATATGTTCGTGTTTCAGTGCTATACGGGGCTTGCGTATGCAGACCTTAAAGCCTTTGACGTGTCGCAGGTGAAGTACGAGAAAGGCATGGCCGTATACAAGGGACACAGAAAGAAAACAGACGAGGCGTTCTGTTTTGTCCTCGTTGATAAGGTTAAGGCTATCATGGGAAAGTACGATGGGAAGCTGCCTGTCACGAGCGTAGAGAACTACAATGCCAATCTGAAAAAGGCCGCTGCGGATGCCGGGATAGACAAGCCGCTGTCATCCCACTGGGGCAGGCGGACTGCCGCCGTCATGTTTGCCAACCACCATGTTCCATACGAGATCGTTGCGAAGATACTCGGACACGGGAATGTCAGCACCACGGCGGAGTTCTATGCCCGTATACTCGACAGCTCTGTCATAGAGGCGATGAAAAAGGCAGGGCTTGACAGTCCCGCCCTCTAAGTGTCCTGATAGTATCCGTCGCTCCACTCGAACCGATAAGGGCTTTTCTTAGTCCCGTCTCCTTGCAGGACGATACTTCTGAGTCCCCATGCCATTGATGTAGTTCACCATTGGCAGCGGCTCTCTATATATAAGATCTGCAAGGAGCATGACATTCTTCTGCATCGACAGTTTGAAATTGATTTTCCTGTCGAGCATGTGGATGAAGAAGTCCATTATCTTCCGAGCCTCGTCACAGCCTATATTGGTTATGGCGAGGTTTCGGAAATCGTATTTTGGTTGTGTCGTCATAAGCCGAATAATTCTTTCAGTGTATCCGATATATCATCGCTTTTGACAGTGAAGTTTATGGCCACCCTGCCCTTGTCAGCAATGATCTCCGTGTCGGCCTTCTCGACCGCTTTCTCGGCTACTTCCTTTGCCATGTCGTCTACTACGCACGCCCACGCAACCCGCTTTTTCCCATTGGGCCTTGTCTCCAAATAAGGCTTAACCGCCTTGAACGTTCCGCTATAGACATTTCCGTCATTGTCTTTAAGCGTAACCAAATGCCCGTAGGTACGCTTGGCTGCGTCTTTCTTGTACTGCTTCTTGAATTTTCTCCAACTTGTCATATAATCTGTTTTTTAGAAAAATGAAGGCTCTGACAAACCTTTTTGCTCTTTGCCGATAATGAAGTCACAGATGAAGTTCCTTGCATAATCGGGCGAGATCAATACTCTCTGTTTATTTGTTGCACCTTTGTGAGTTGCTGATTTTCTGCGCTTTACATTTATCACCCCCCCCCAGTTTTCTGATAGCTTTGCCCATAAGTAGGAGTGCATCCGAAGAACCAGTATGCTGTTGGTTTTT